CCCCACCGAGCCGGGCCGCAGTGACATCTCATTTAATGGCACCGCGTTTTTCCTCGTTGAGCCAGAACCAGAGCCTGAGTAATCCATGACAGATTCCACCATCACCCTCGTCGTCACGAACCTCGTCCTCGTCGCCGGGGGCCTTACCAAAGTAATCGTGGACGAGCTACGCCGTCGCAACGACCGGCTCGACCGCGCTCAAGACCGGCTCGACCGTGAGCAACTTGCCCAGCTCACGAGCGCACAACTTGAGTCCATCCGCCTCGCTGGAGACCGTCGCGTCAAAACCGTGGTGGATGAAGTCGTCAAAACCCGCCAAGTCGCGATCAAAGCCTTCAAGGAGGCGAACGGAGTGAACCAGAAAATCGAATCCCTCGGCCTCAAACTCACCGAAAACAACCCACCCCCGACCCTATGAAAACCTACACCTTCACCGAATGGTTCGACTCTCTCGGAGTTAAAAACTTCTCCGCCACAGAGTTCACCGAATACTTCCAAGTCCACCGCCGAGGAGTCACAAACTCCCAACCACCCCCAGAGATGTGGGCAAACATCATCCCGACTCTCCAGCTCGTCGATGAGCTGCGCACCTATTTGGGTAAGCCAATCGTCCTCTTGTCCAGCTACCGATCGCCCGCCTACAACCGCGCAATCGGTGATGCTGCACCCAAAAGTTACCACATGCAATTCCGCGCACTGGACATCGCCGTAGCAGGTAAATCGCCACGCCAGGTGTTCGACCTGCTCCACCAATGGCGCGCTCAAGACAAATTCAAAGGCGGTCTCGGTCTCTATAACTCATTCGTTCACATCGACACTCGGGGCAGTAATGCTACCTGGGGCGGGTGATCACCACTTCCCAGCCAAGTCAGAGCCAATGATTACCAATGACCAAGAACCAGAACCAGAGGATGACATATTCCTGCTGCGTCGTAGGTTGGAGCTGAAGAAGAAACAGTTAGCAATGGCGAAAGCCTTTGGTTTGATGTTTTACAAGCCGCATAGTAAGCAGGCTTTGTTCCACCAAGCAGCACTGTTTCGCTTCCGCCTGGGTAGGTGTGGGAATCGTTTCGGGAAGAGTGACATGGGTGTTTCGGAAGACTTGGCATTTGCGTTAGGTGAGCGAGTCTGGCTGTCCAAGGATGATCCTATGAGGTATTTAGGCATACCCAAACATGCCACCAAAGGACTTGTAGTATGTGCGGATGATGATAAGGTGGATGAGATTTTCACTGGAAATGGAAGTAAGGGACATGTTGGTAAGATTTGGAAGAAGATACCAAAAGACCTGATTGTTGGCCAGAAGCGGGGGAGTTCGGGGACGATTATTAACCTACGGATTAAGGGCTTATACGGGGAGAGTGTGATTGACTTCGACACCCGGTCGGCTTTCAAGAATAACCCTATGGGTAGTGAGTCGTCTGACTATGATTGGTGCCATGTGGATGAACCTATTGAGGAAGCACACTGGAAGGCGATATTGCGGGGGTTAACGGATCGTGGCGGTAAAGCTTGGTTCACCTGCACGCTAATCGAACAACCTTGGATTAATGATATGTTCTTTGGTGGTCCCGACGACAGCTCCAAAGAAATGACTGAGACGATTACAGAATCCGGTCGGAAGGTTAAGTGGTCCATAACCGGGTCTATCTACGACAACCCATACCTATCGGCCGATGATATCGAGGACTTCCTGAACGCGTTGACCGACGATGAGAAACAGTGCCGTATTCATGGGATACCACTACACCTTTCGGGAGTAATCTACAAAGAGTTCGAGCGGCATAGACATGTGCTGTCCGAACTGCCGCCCGGTTGGCTCGCGTTCAATGACCCGCCGAGGGATTATACCATTCACTTCGCGATCGACCCGCATCCGCGAACTCCACATGCAGTGTTGTTCATCGCGGTGAGTCCGCACGGCCGAGCCTACGTGTATGATGAGATCTTCCACTCCTGCACCACTGACGAGCTGGCTAAGTTAATCTTAGCTAAAATTGCCGGTCGGCATGTGTGGACAAAAATCATGGACCCCATGGCTTGGATTGAAGACCAACGGACGAGGTCTATGATGGCGGATGACTTTGCAAAGTTTGGTCTGTTCGGTTTAGAGAAAGCACCAAAGGATCTGGTGCGGGGGATACCGGAAGTCAAACGCTTAATGAAACTCCCGGACTTCCTGTATGTAAGTCCTATGTGTCGCACCTTCCTATGGGAGTTAGGACGCTACGCTTGGGACGACCGACAAGGGACGCCGACGAATAAGCCCCGAGACAAGGACGATCACATGATGGAGTGCCTGTATAGGCTGTGTCTCCGAGGTCTAGACTATTATGATGCGGATAAAATGACCTCACCTGTGGAGGAAATGTCCATCTCCGGTGATATGGACGATGACCAATTCGGTTCACTCACTCTTTGATAATTATCCAACAAACATCTTGCCACCCACCGACCACCAACCTAAAGTCCCCTTAACAACTCATGAACAACTACCAAGCAGACGGAATTGGAACCGGTTTCCTCCCCCGACCAGCACTTCAATTCCTCCTAACCAGTGACCCGTTCTTAGGCACCAGTGTTCCGGGTGTGCCAGACGGACCATTCAACCGAGAGTTGTATAAGCTGTTGGAAAATGACTCCGCACTTGCAAACGCCTTGATGGGGTATTTGGCCAAAACACACGGTGTGTCGAGTAGTTCTGCCCCAAGTGTCAACACTGTCCCGAATCCACTAACCGGTGCACCCAACACACCGGCCAACCTCGCAGTGCACGTTGTATACTACACGAATTTTGAAGTCTCCTACCGGTTCAATGGCACATCCGGCCTGTGGGTTGAGCTTGCTCGTATTGCCAGAACCTACAATGTTTACCAAAAGCATACCAAGAAGATCACAGTCCAGCTAGTCGACGGGGAGACAAACATTTCCGTCACTCTTCCCACCACCGACTCAACCGGCGCTGCTTTTGCCTTCACTCTTGATGACCTCAAAATCTTCTACATCAATAATCTGGACGATGAAAGTCCGGTGCTGAGTGTTCTCCCTGGGCTGTCTGTCTCCGGCACGGTGATTCGAGTGCTCAGCACCACTGCGCCAATCGAAGGCTCCAACTACCAGTTGGTGATGGTATTCGAACACGTAACCACCACGTAATGGAAGCTAAAGTCAAAAATGAACTGTCGCAACAAAAGCAGACAGCATTTCATTCCCAACTTCTACAACACTGTAAGGCGTTGGTTGATATGTCACGAAGTGATATGTCAAAATACTACGACCGGTGGGAGGCTAGCGACCTAGTATACCGCGGTGAACGCTTCGCCGACGAGGAAGACAAGAAGGCTTGCAAAACTGGTGCACCATCCAAGATTGTAATCCCCTTAACCTACGCACAGATTCAAACCTTCGTATCGTTCGGTATGGGACTGCTCCAACAGCGGGAACACTTTTTCGAGCTGGAGGGCACCGGGGAGGAAGACCACCGAGCAGCGAAACTGGGTGAAGCCTTGTTGGACCAGAATCTGGAAGCCAACCAGTTCACAACTCTTTTGTATCAATTTCTATTAAATATTGGTAGATTCTCTTTGGGTGTTATTAAACACTCATGGGTTAGGGAGACCGAAAGTGTTTGGGTTGAAGAGGAAGTTCAAGTCAGTGGGTTCCAGCCTATGCGACTGCTTGGACAGCTCTTCAACCCAGCGCCAAGGGTGCCAGAAATGAAGCAGGTCAAAAAAGAACAAGTGGCCTACATGGGGAACCGCTTAGAATCCGTAAGTCCATTCTGCTTCTACCCTGACACACGGTTCCCGCTATCCAAGTTTCAACAGGGCGAGTTCTGTGGTAGTGAAACCGAGATGTCAATGACCCAGCTTCGTAAAGGTGAGAAAGACGGCCTCTATGCAGGTGTTAAGTTCATTGAGAAACTGAGCGGAGACAAATACCTCAAACGGCAAGGCCAACGTTTTGGTCACTACCGACAGGAGTCAACCACCGCCAAGGGTCAAATTGAATCTACCGTGATTGTGACGAGTGTGCAGTTGGAAATCACACCTTCCAAGTTCAAACTATCAGACGGCACCACCCTCGGATCGTCCAACGACCCGGAGAAATGGATTGTTGAGTATGCAAATGATTCTCGGGTAATCCGCGCCGAACCGCTCGGTTACGTTCACAATCACTTCACCTACAGTCTTGGTCAATTCTCCCCGGATGAGCAATCTTTGGTGAATGAGACCATTGCAGAAATGGTCGGCCATCTACAGGCTGTGATTGACTGGTTTGTCAACGCCCACATCACCAACGTTCGCAAACACATAAGCAACCGGTTGGTCGTCGACCCAGCTGGTGTAATGTTCGAGGACATTCGTGACCACAAACCAGTCATCCGCCTCAAGCCAGGTGCATCCAATACCGGCGTAGACCGCTATGTCAAGCAACTAAACGTATCGGACGTAACTCGCGGTCACATTTCCGATGTCCAAACTCTAATGCAGTTCGTCTACATGACAACTGCGATTAGTGACAATAGTATGGGACAGGTCAACTCCGGTCGCCGCTCGGCCCGTGAAATCTCAAACACCGCCAGTGCTTCCGGTAACCGCCTCCGAACTGTTATCAAACTAATCTACGACGGTTGCCTAAAACCACTTGGTAAAGACCTCCTATCCAATCTCCGTGACGGGCTTGACGAAGACACTTTCGTAACCGTTTCCGGCACCGAGTTCCCGGACTGGGAAGCATACACCTCTTTCACTATGAAGGACGGACGAACAAAGGTCAAAGTAAACCGCACCAATCTAGCAGGTAACTTCGACTTCAAAGTCTTCGAAGGTATCCTCCCATCCGACAAGTTCGCACAGGCTGAAACCATAGAAAACACCCTAATGGCTTTGATGAAAAACCCACAAGGTTTACCCATCCTAACCCAAGTCCTAGGCTACGACCCAAAGAAACTCTTCACCGAAGTACTAGAACTCCGCGGTATCAAACATCCGGATCGGTTCAAGATCGACGAAGTCCGTATGCAAGAACTTCAACTCGCTGCACAGCGCCAACAACAACTAGAAAATGGACCTACAAATCCCACAGGAACTGAACCCGGAATACAAGGAAGCCCCACCAACGGAGCTGTTCAAGCACCATCCGGTCCTTTCGAGTCTCTCCTTGCTTGAACTATCGGCTAAACTCCACGAGTTCCAAACCAACCCATTCTTCTCCTACCTGTCCGGGGTGTTGCAGGAAACAGCCGACCAAGCTATAGTGTCCATCATCTCTGGTTTCCAGGTTCGGGACCGAACAGCAATACTGGAAAGGGAGCAAACCATAGGTGCAGCACCAGCATATCTCAAATTCGCTCAACTCACCAACGATCTCCGGACCACTCTCACCGAAGTGCTAAACAAACAATCCAATGAATAACGAAAACAGTACCACCGATGCTCCCGACACGTCGAGCGAGCCGACTCACTCCGCAACTGCGGCATTCCTCTTCGACGAGGTTAACCCAGTGTTTGATGACATCACTCCAGACGTCGACACCACCACCACCACCACCGAAGACACCGCCTCCCACACTGACCAACTCGCCAAACTCGCCACAGAAGGTCAAATCTCCCATGATGAGCCAGTCCACGTCACCGATGAACAGGTCACAACAGTCGAACCTGTCGAACCTCCAATCAGGTTAGCGCCAATTATTGAAGAGGTCGCGAAAACACAGGTGCAAGCACCAGTCACCCCTTCCGCTCCGGTCTCTCAGGCCGAAATGCAGAAGCACCTGAATATTTATGATGTGTCTGAAGCGGACTATGATGCGATCTTTGCCACCGAGAGTAAGGAAGATTCCATCAAAGCCCTCAACGGTATGATGCAGAATGTGGTGCGTCAGGCTGTGACAATGAGTCACGTGTTGGTGCAGGACTTGCAGGCCAACTTCCAGCAACAAGTGCAACCATACATGCAGTATGCGGACGAGCAGAAGCACTCAGCAATGGAGTCTGCATTCTACTCCCAGCACGCTGACCTACGAGCAGCGCAACCAGTGGTTGACGCAGTGCTGAAACAATTTCAGGGAAGTGGGCAGAAGTTCGCAACCCCAGAGAAACTATTTGACGCAGTAGCCCAGAATACTAAAGCCTATTTGTTGCAACTGCAACAGCTCGGGCAGACGGCCACTCCGAACACGCGAGGACCTGTGCAGACACAAGGAGTTACCCAGCAGGGTAAGCCCCGGATGGCAGCACTGCCGAGTGGTGGGCAGGGTGGCGCAGGTGCAGGTGGGGGTAATAGCGGCAAAGCCAATACAGCCCAAAGGCTTTTCGGCTGAACCAACAATACAACAAACTAAACTAAACTAAAATTATGGCCCTATTTGGCTTACTAAGCACGGAGAGTTTTGCCTCCGAACGTTTCACCAGCATCCGGCGCTCGGTGTTTTACCAGTACCCTAACGGTGCTGCTCCGCTACTGGGACTCCTCAGTATGCTCGACGGCGAGGTCTTGAACGACCCGGAATTCTCATGGTACGAAGATCGCTTGGCTGAACTTGTGTCCAACACGGTAGTCAATGGTACAACCAGTGGCGCTTGGTATGCAGACAGCTCGGGTTCCTTGGGTTCTGCTATGGCAACTACCGCGGCTGACCGGACTGCAAACACCTCCGCGGTCTACTGGCTTCGTGTCGCTAGTCTGGACCCATTCCGCGGAAACGACATCATTAAGATGAAAGGACTTAACATCACCGGTTCCACCGTTGATGGTCAGTTCCGTATTGCACCAAACAGCTCCGGTGTGTTCTCGTCCAGCTCTGGTGGTTTCTACATTCGAGTAGTCCCAATCAACACCATTGTAAACGTGTTGAACGTTCACAACCAAACGGATGCAGCAACGGAAGTGCAGGTGCTGGGCAACGCAAACATGCAGGGTCAAACCGGCTCAAGTGAAGGTTCCTACACTATTGCTACCCGAACGGGTAATAACTCCCAGATCTTCCGGACACCAATGAGCTTCACTGGCACCGCGTTGGTCACCTCCGCGAAGTTTGACGAAGCCGGACCCTACAAGGACAAGGCTAAAAAAGCCTCCATGCGACACATGATTCAAATGGAACTTCAGTTCCTCTTTGGTGATCCAAGTAAGTCCATCGACACTACTTCCGGTCTGCCAACCTACACCATGGGTGGTATCATGTTCTTCCTGAAGCTTTGGGAAGCTGGTGCTGGTAACGCCGTTGCTGGTGTTGTAAGCACCTACCCAGTATCTGCCTCCACCTCCAACTCCGACGACAATAAGCGGATCATCAACGTCAATGGTAATATTACCGAATCGGCCTTGGATGACTACTTCGAAAAGTTGTTCCGCCACACAAACAATGTGTCTAATGAGAAAATGGCATTCTGTGGGTCTGGTTTCCTGAACGTACTGAACAAGCTATACAAGTCCAAGGTGGTGTTCCAAGCCGACATCCCACAAGCTGATGCCTACGGAATGTCCGTGGTCAAACACGTTTGCCCGTTCGGCACCATCTACTACAAGACGCACCCGCTCTTCAGTCGTAATGCGTTCATGCGCTACAACGCACTGTTCCTTGATGTTCAAAACTTCAAATACCGCTACATGCAAGGTCGCGACACGGACATCAAGAAGAACATCCAACCAAACAATGCCGACTACCGTCAAGACGAGTTCTTGACCGAAGCTGGTCTTGAATGCCAATTCCCGGAAGCCAACATGTATATGGTTGGTGTCACCGGTGCTGCCTAAACCACAAACCAACAGAACACAGAACAATGAGTGATATGAGAAAATCCGATGTCCGTACCATTAGTCCCTCCCTTGCCGGTGGGACTCAAGGCACCATGGGTGGTAAAACTGACACTGCTTCCAAGGACTCACTAATCGGCACTAACACTGTCAAAGAATACGTCCCTGGGAAACTCACCATGGGGGCAGGTGCTCCCGGTGGTAAGGGTCAGCGTAGCTAAACAACCCAGCTAGTCCAAGCGGCAGTAACCTCGTGTTACTGCCGTTTTTGCACATACTAGTATGAGCGACCTCTTTCAAATGCGGCAAACAGTTCTGGGCTGTGTGTCACGGATAGGCACCACTTTCAACACTGGGACACAAAACTTCGTCGACACCGCGATCAACAATGCCATCATTTATGCACAACGAAAATGTGACTTCGAGTGGAACAAGGGCGTTGTCAGCATCCGGTGTGCGCCAACTGGCCGCATTGACCAAGCGTTTGAAGCAGGCGAACCGGTTAAGCTGAAGAAGATTATTAAAGCCTTTGGGTTGGTTGATCCAGGGTTGGCGAATAATCAGTCAGTGCCGTATCTGTCCAGAACGAGTCAGATTGCCGATGACACCCTGCGGAGACAGAATCATTGCCCTTGCACGGGTAATCGGGTTATACATGATGGCCAAAAGGTTTATCATACGCCTTTGCTAGCCGAACCGTATGATTTGTTTTTCTACGCGGTTAAGTGGATGCCACGTTTGGTCAAAGAACAGGATACTAATTTTTTACTAGACTACGGTTTCGACTACATCATGTACCGGGCAATTGTGGAGTTGAACTTTTTCATCAAAGAGGACGAGCGGTTTCAAGTGAACACCTCCATGGTGGCAGATGCTTGGAATAGCTTGTTGACTTGGGATGCTAGCCTAATTTCACCAACAGAAACAGAAATTGAATTATGAGTTACGAAAGTGAGAATGGCTTAAATGACCTTGACGTGGCAGAGCCTTTGGATGGTGCAACACCGGCGGAGCTACTGCTGGCGTTTCGGCAGTTGAAGGCGGTGGTGAAGAATGCCCTATTGGTAGCACATCACCCGGATGGTAGGTTGCGTCCAGGTGCGTTCACTAAGTTGGAGGAAAACTTAGTAGGAACGGGGCAGTTAGTGGACCTTGCGGTTACTGCGACTAAGCTAGGTCTTGGTGCGGTTACCAACACCAAGATCGCTGACTTGGCGGTGACAGCCAGTAAGCTGGCCACTGACAGTGTGACAGAGGATAAATATGCCGACGAGTCTATACCGGCCGCGGCGTTCAAAACCAACACTATCCCGCTCACAGCACTTGCCAGTTACATAACCCGTGCTTACCTATCCTCCCATGCGAGTGATGATAGTATTCGAGCAGTCACCGCGCAGGCGATTGCAGATAAAGCAGTGGTGGATAGGACGATAGATACTATGACGTTTAGCAAGCTGATTGGTGGTTCGAACAATAGTCTACTATTCAAGGCGAACGATGCTTGGCAGGCTGTTTCACTAGCTGCTGGTGCCTTAGCCTACAACTCCACAACCAATATGTTCGAAATCACTAATGGCTGGAAAACCTGCACCACGGTGAGTGCTAAGACGGCGGGCGTGGGCGGTGGGCAAGGAGCAGCTGGTGCCTGGGTGACTAGGGTGATGACTCAGGTGGAAGACAGTGGCGGTATTTTTGACGGAGTCGGTGGAACATCGTTCAAGCTAATCCCAGGTGTGTATCTAGTACGAATTGACTGCCCAGCTTTTAACGTCGGGGTGAATCAGACGAAGTTAGTAAAACGGGACTTAAGCGTTGTTCCCGTGGCTTATACCGACGTTGCTTTCGGATCTTCTGTGGTTGCTGGTAGAGCAACCACAGAAACCCCTACGCCGGCTTCATCTGTGTCAACTATTAACACCATCCTAACCGTAGTTTCAGGCACCGATGAATACACGCTGCAACACTGGATACAAGCAAGTACGAATACGCACGACTTCGGCTATCCTACAAATTCCACCGGCTCCACCGATGAAATCTACGTCCAAGGTCAGTTCATCAAAATAGCCTAACTGTATGCCCAACAAGAACATAACCCGTGAACAGATACACACTGGTCTCAGCCAGTCCAAGTCCGATGAAAAATGGTCCGACATGATGAACTTCCGGTGTGCCTCAAACCGGACAAAGGTGGTGCCACGTAAGTTCAGGCTGTCGGAAACCACCGACGGGTATCATACTATTATTCGTGGTGTTGGTGGACTAATCTATGCCATAGGTCAACACTTCTCCAAGGTGCTTCGCGGTGTGGATGGCACGATACCCCAGCACCTGTGGCGGGCTAGAGTCACCCGTGAAACGCACACTGACGATCAGTCTGAGAACCTGCGAGTCCGTGGAAGCTACCTCGGCGGTGTGCCAAAAAGCATTCGTGTAACTGTGGTGAACAACCGCCTAATAGCCGACCACGACTGGGCAGCACCAATCCTGGACGAGGAGGTTGAAGCTGGTGAGGATGTGACTGATGGTGCATACCCACTAGAACTAACCATCTCCTTTGCTGCGCCACCCTGGTCTGGCACT